GCCGACGCTCGTTGCGATTACCTGAGCGGCCTCATCCCAAAGGCGATACTGGCCCTGAATACTCTTCAGGGCCGCCTCGTAAACCTCGGTATAGGCCGCCGCAAGCTCGTACATCTGCATCCGGGTCTCGGCGATGGCGGTCTGCAGGGCCATGTAGCCTTCCCGCGCGCCCCCGGCCTCACCCGCGAACTCCCCAAAGGCAGCGCGGATATTCCCGAGGTAGTAATAGTTTTCGGACATGGCGCCGGAGAGTTCTTCATACGCCCCCGTCAGTTCGCGCAAAGCCGTTTGCGCCGCTTGTAGCTCCTGCCACTCGCTGCCGCTAAACATATCCCAGCAGTGGGAATGACCGCTACCCATAACCGCGTTATGAGCTTCCCGCGCTGCGTTGTACCGCTCCTGGGCCGCCGCCATTTCGTCTGTCAATGCGGCGTGTTGTTCTTGGAGTTCCACTTCCTTTGCAATCAGCTCGACAAAGGCTTCTTGGGCGGCAGCATTGCGCAAGCGTTCCGCCTCAGCTCGCGCCCTTGTCTCAACAGCTTCAACAAAATCGGCGCTGTTTTCGATAAAGTCTTGATAGTTCAAGTTCAGCTCCGGCAACACACGATTGATCGCGTCCACCGTGGCGCGGATTTCCTCTTGCGAGGCCGCAGTATGATACCCGGCACCGGCAAGAGTATGGAGCCTACCAATCAGCCCAGCTACATTGGTGTCCTGCCTGTCAAGCCCAGCCGAGGTATCGCGGAAACTCTGAACCAAATCTGCATTGGCTTCTGCCGTGGCGCGAATCTCCTCCACGAACTCCGCAATCGTCTGCCTGTTCCGTGCGAACTCGGCAGAGAGTTCTTCAATTTCTCTGCGCGCGTTGCGAGCCTCAATGCTGTTTTCCCCGTGGAGATCTACATATTCACGGTATTCTTGACGAAGTCTCTGCAACTCAAAGAACTGCGCGCGGGAGGCCGCCGTCAAATGCCGCGCCTCTTCCTCTGCCGACCGTGTTCTGGTGGCAAGGGCTGTTACAATACCAGCAAGGGCCGCTACTGCACCCGCTACCTTTATGATGGCAAGCACTTTAGGACCAGCCATTATAGTTAGAAGAGAAGCTTTCGCCGCTGCTACAATCTTTATAGCCGCCGCAAGTCCCAAAAGTCCTGCTGTCGCAGCGCCGGCTACCCCAAATGTGACAGAAAGGCCTCTGACAAGCTCGGGATTCTGCTCAACTAATCCGGCTAAAGCAGTAAACAGATCCGTCCCGACTGAATACAACTGCTGCAAAACAGGAGTAAAGTTGTCACCCAACGCAATACGCAGATTGTTCTGCGCATTTTGCATCATAACGAGTTGACTGTGGGTAGTCCCATACATAATGCCGGCTTTTTCTTGCAACGCTATATTCTCATCCCACGCCTGATTCGACATATGGATAGAATCAGAAAGAAGATCACCGGCGGCAGAGAGGGAAAGGAGCAGTCGACTTTGCTCTTGTCCAGTAATCCCGAGGTTTTCCAAAATAACAACGGCATCCTCGCCACGGGAGCTTGCGGTTTGTAACCCCTGGATAAACGAAACCAAAGCCCCAGTCGCATCGTTGCCCCATTTTGTGGCAAACTCCGCAGCGGACATTCCCGCAGTTCTGGCAAAGGCCTCAAGACCTTCCCCGGTCTGGACGGCAGTGTGCAGGGTTTGGATAAACTGTGCCATGTTGGTGCCGCCAGCCTGGGCGGACATACCAACAGAGTTTACTGCGGCAGAGATCGCCAACACTTCCTGCGCTGTCATCCCAGCCACGGAAGCTGCACCCTCCATGCGCTGCGCCATTTGCATAATGGCCGATGCCGAGGTCGCCGAGTTATCGCCCAGCATAGCGATGGCAGAGCCGAGGTTCATATACTCTGTCACGCAGATCTCAATCAGGTTCATAAACTTCGCCAGCAAGTATGCCGCCTGCTGTGAAGTTGCGTCGGTGGTGGTACCCAGCATCGCTATCATCTGGGTAAACTCCATGACGTCTTGCTGTGCAATGCCGAGCTGCCCCGCCTGCTGTGCGATGCCTTGAAGTTCTGCTGTGGTAAGCGGGATGGTTGTGGAAAGCTCTTTGATCTCGGCGGACATGACTGCAAGCTCTTCGTTCGATACGCCGATGGAGCGCCGCATACCTGCCGCTGCCTGTTCAAAGTCCATCGCCGCACGGGTGGCATCGGCAAAGACATTATAAATCGCTTTTAATGCCTTTGCTATCCCTGCCGCAATAATCGCCTGATGGATAGCATGAAACGCCGCAACATTGGACTGGGCGAATTTCTGCGCTTTTTCCCCCGCGGCCTCCTGTTCTCGTTTGAGGCCTGATATTTCTGCGGCAAGGTCAGCGCTCGCTTGGGTCAGATTGTCTGTATCAATTCCAGCCTCACGCAAAGCCTCTCCCATTTGTCCGAGCTTTTCTTCTTGGGTAGAGAGTCTGCCTGTGGTCTGGTCAATTTGCTGTTCTTTTTTGAGGAGCTGATTGGCAAGAGCCGCGGAAAACTCCCCCGTCTCTTCCATCTCACGCTGAATATTTGCGTGTTCCTCTTGGAGCGTTTCGAGCTTTCGCCCGGTGGCCTCAATCGCGCCCTTCTGTTTTTCAAAGGCCGAGATGTCTTTCTGTACACGGGAAAGCTCTTGGATCTCCTTTTGCAACTTGACAAGCTGCTGCCCCGCCTTCCCGAATGTGGCAACAAAGCTGGCATCCATCTTGGCGTTTAGTCCAAACAGCATATTATATTCTTTTCTGCTCATACTAGGCGGCCTCCTGCTTCAAGTTTTTCTCTTGCTTTTTGTAAAAATTGCTGTCCCTGATCCACCTGCCGAGTTTCGAGAGAGGCAGGGACAGCTAATAAGCCGTGTATCGCCGCTGTCGGTGACTACTCCATGGAGTGCAAAAAAGCACGCGCTGCCCCTAAGATTTTGTTGTGGTCTTTCAGTTTCATCAGCGCAAAAGCATCAGAGCCAATCTGTCCAGAGCAGGCTTTGGCCGCCATGCACATAAGGTACGGATCCGACATGGTTTTTACAATTACCGTTTCGCCCCGCACCTGTAGCTCTCTCATGATGTCTAAACTGTCCTGCCCATGCAAGGAGTCGAAGTCAAAAGTGAGTTCCGCATAGGTTTTTCCTTGATAAGTGAAGGGCTTTTTGAATTTGTGTGTGTAGACGTCTGTGACGTTTTTTGCCTCGTCATCTAAAATGGCGAATGCCTCAGCGCTTACAGCCTCGGATGCTGCAGCGGCGCTCATCGGATCGCTCCCAAGCTCGGGAACATCCACTTGAGGAAGGGAAATATTTTCATAACTGTTCATAATTAAGCCCCTTATGCGTTAAATTTTAATAGCCAAATCACTGTTTTTAATAGTGCGTTACTTCGATGGGAGCGAACACTTGGCGGCATGAATTTCTAACCTCAGCCTCTCTGAGTGCGGCCTGTTCCTTTTCGTGCTGGCTCCGCATTTTTGATAGTTTTTCGGCGTGAAAATGCTCTTCGAGCTTCTCCATATTTGCCCCAAAGCCACCGCCGAGGTCATAGTAGTTCGTTTCTCCTTTGAGTTCTTCGAAGGCTTCAATCTTCTCGTTCGCAAGGTCATATACTAATCGTTTGGCCCTGCGATATTCGTTTTTGAGCTCAAGAAAACGATTGTTTTTTGCTACCACATCATCGTAGAGTGCGGTATCCCCAACAAGAGGGGCGGCTTCAAGGATGTTGATTTCAGAAGAAAGCGCATCCACCTCTGCCTGTAGTGTTTTCAAGGCCTCTTTTGCAGTCTCTACCCCCTTCTCATTGCCCCTTGCCGTGGCCTCGCGCAGTTTTCGCTTATGACCTCAAGGGTCTGCAGAGGCTTGTTGCGCCGGCCTGACAGTTCCGCAACTCTAGCTGTTATCCTTGCTTCCTGTTCAGCAACATCAGCAAAATAAGCCCGGCTGGCTTGCTGCGATTCCGCGCCGGCCTCGCTGCTAATCTGCTCAATCTTCTGCAATGCCTGCAAGAGCTCTTCGGGGTTGATCGCTTCGAATTGTTCTAAAACCTCATTGAATTTCATAGTTTCCTGTCCTTTCTTAAAAATATTTTGACTCAGTCGTAAGTAGGGTTACATATAAACCGTTCTCTACTCCATCTCATCTTCCTCCCTAGGCTCAACCTTATCCCAGCTCATACGTTCCCGCACCCGCTCCTCGTACTTGGTGGAATCGTATTTGTACTGCGAAAGCTCCTCCATGACACTGTAGACCTCTTGGCGAATCAGAGTCGATACCTCGCTCGGGTCCGCCAGATTTGCCGCGTCTATTGCCAGGCGCCCGGGGAGGGCGAGAAGCATCCCGCGGATGGTATAAATCAGGTCTTCGGTCATGGCGGCAACATCCTCTGAGCGGTGCATCTTGCCCTGTAGCTCCTTTGCCGTGAGCGCGGCCATAGTCGCTTTCGCCTGCTTCATCGTAAGCTCGGCCTTCTGCCGCTTTTCGTCCATCTCGCTCAAAGGTTTTTCGCGGGTACGGTAGTCCATGTATGCCTGAACAGCATCTGTCAAAAAGTATTTCCCCC